CCTGCCATAATATGTCTAACTAATACATTTTTAGGTAATATTAAACTTGTTACAGTTCTCTCACCCTGTGTTATTGGATATTTTAAGTTTATTACTATTTCATTATTCACTTTATACACTCCAAAATATTTATTTTATTTTTTCGCTGAACTTTGAATTATAAGTAACTTCATATTCTCCCTGACCTAATTCTACTTTGTCAGTTACCCAAGCATTAGCCATCATATAAACCATTCCATTTTTAAAATAAATAGTTAATGTATCATTTTTTACACCTGAAAATACTCCAGGATCTAATACAGCATTTAATTTTAATTTAAGCTCTGCTACTGTATTGGTTTCAACATAGCCAGTAGCATTCGGAGTTTCTCCTATTTTTGTTTCTCTTGAATATGACTGAGGACTGAAAGTTGTACCATTAGCCTGTAAAGGCAAATCTCCCAATAATCTTGAAGTAACTTTATATACCTTGAATAATTCCATAAAAACAAGGATGTTTTACATCCGCCTCCTTTATTATTTATTTTTTACTTAAATTGATTCAATCCAGCTCCTATATAGAACTGACCTATTAATATTGGCTTATGTACATATTCAAGCCAAGTTTTTGTACCTGATTTTACTTGTGCAGTTATACTTTCTTTATATGATTGAAAATCTTGTGTCCAAGCACGCTCTTCCATAAATACAGATTGATATAATTCACATAGAAATGATGTCCATACTTCAGCATTCATTACTTTAGCACCAGCTCCGAAATCTTCATTTGTACTTGATAATTTCCATCCTTTGAATCTTGTTTTAGCTTCATTATTTATATAAGTTCTTATAGCATCTATAGTTTCTACAATTTGAATATCTAAATACGAAGTGTCTCTTGCACCTTCTGAATTAGTTGTATAACTTGTAACGAGTCTTTCTATTAAAACATTTCCATGAGCATCTGTATTGTAAGTTGCAACTCCTCCTGTAAGTAAGTTTTGACGTTCTTCAAATAAAAGAGATTTATTTGTAGTTATTCCTGCAACTTCTAACCCCAAAGTATTTGCTGAAGGATCATTTATAAGTTCAGTAATAGCAGCAGCAGCTATTTTAGTTAAAAATATTATAGGAAACTCATTTGTATTAATAGATGATGAAGTTTGTACTATAGGAATAAAGCATATATGAGGGCTGTTTACTTTTGAGGCTTTGCCTACTATACTGTCATTTTCGCTTGTATCTCCTATTTCTCCTTTCAAATATGCAAACATTCTTCCGCCTATTTGCCTAGTTGCAGAATATCTGCTTTCTAACTCTTCAGCAAACTTTTTTAATGTATTTTCATCATTAAAAGCATTTATTATATAATTGTATCTAGTTTCTCCAATAGCATCAAAATATACTTTCCAATCTGAAACAGGAGAATCTGCTGCATCTGTTTTACTATCTTCAGCAAAAGTAATTTTTGAATTATCGCTTTCTATATTTAATATAATTCCATAATTACCTTTATTTAATGCATTAAAAGTTATATTCCAAGTAGCATCTTCATTTGCTGATTCTCCAGAAATAGCATTCATAAAGAAGTTAAACATTGTATTAACAGAAGCTGCTATTTTTCCTGCTATAGTTTCTGCTGTATCTTCTTTTACAACTGAAATATTTATTTCATTTGTATTTACTGTAATCTTTATATTACCTGTTTGATTAGCTTCTGTTAATGCTATTTTATATGTTTTTGAATATGCAGTTCCATTATCAGTAATAGGCAATGCATATAGTTCATCATTCTTATTTACTGATAAAAATTGTTCGCACATTACAGAAAGTATTGAACCATATCCAAATTTTTCACCAGCTTTAATAGTAGATGTTATTCTTTCTATAACTCCATTTTTTGCAGTACCTGTAGCTAAGAAAGGACCTACTAAAAGTATTCTTTTAATTTCTGTTCTTGTACCTGCTAGTGAATTATCTACTTCTTGATATTGTCCAGGAACAAGTAAAGAATCAGGTATTTGACTAAAATTAATTGTTGACATTTGCATTTACAAGAACTTAATTTGTTATTAGTTCCTGTTTCCTCCTTTTATTATTTATTTATGAATTATCTTTAATGTTTACTATATCTTCTGCTGTTTTATCTTCTACTTTATGTTCAGCATCATATCCTTCAAAATCATCCAAACCAGAAACATCGTTTATATCACCATCTATATTTATACTTCTTACATTCAAATCCCAAGATATACCCCAAAGACATGCATTTATTTTATCAAGCTCACCAGAATAAAGACAATCAGCTGAAATATTCTTACTATCGTATCCCCAGCTTCCAGAATCTATATTTTTTATGCATGCTATTAAAGCTCCAGTTATTTCAAGTCCGCTGTCATATATTTTGTCTTTTTGATTAGCTCTTACAACAACATAATTTACAAATCTAATATATTCTTTTTCTACATTAATATTTGCCATAGAAACGAATATACTTGGAGCTTTAATAAAAATCCTTTTAATTTCATCAATATTCAAAGCACCTGCACTAGCTTCTACATTTATTTTTATCTTTCTATCTTCAAAATATTTTTTTATTTGATTTTCAACATTATTTCTAATATCAAGATATGTCATTTTATTGTGCATACTCACTTTTTTAATTATTAGCTTTCTTTATACTATTTTCCAAAAACTCATTTATGATATTTTCAATATCTGCATAATTATCGCTGCTTAAACCTAAAAATTCCCTTTGAGGTATATTTCTTGAATCATCTCCAAAATTGTGAACAGCAGCATAAACTTTTGTAGCTCCTGTTAGCAATTGACTATTATTTACTTGGCTTTCTATAGTATCTCTTAATTGTCTAGTCCTGCTTAATATACTCCCTACTATTCCTTTTTTGTTATAATATTCTCTAGTTTTTTGGGATATATCTTTCCATTTATTCCCGCTTACATCTCTTTGATTTTCAAATCTTTCCTCTATTTGAGTTTCTATTTCAGTACCTATAGCCTCTAAAATATCTCTTTCCTCGCTTGAAGATAATTTTAGACTTTTTAATTTATCTTGTAATTTTTTTATTTCTTCAATATCTGTTATAAAAACTTCTGCAGACATTTTTATATAAATTCACCTTTCTTGAAAAATCTATTATCAAATAAATCTTTATCAGTTTTTTCATCTACTATAAAAGAGCTTTGCAAATTTGGTCCAGAAAGTCCTCCTTTATATTCCTTATCTATTTTTTCAAGCATATTCATTGCATTTTTATATTTTTCTCTTGAATCTTCATCACTTGATACTTTGTCATTTATTCTTAAAAAAGCTATATCACAGCATATAGTTTTTAATACGCTTTCAAACTGAATAGGAATATTTTCTGTAATATCATTTATCTCTTTATCTATAATCCAAGATAAATGAGATACTATAATACCTGTAGCATCATTAATAGCCTGCAAAACATGTTCTTTAGGTTCTCCTTCATCTTTTAATTCAGGCAAAACATCTTGTGAATACCTGCTTGCAAATTCTTCATAGGATATTAAACTCTTCATTATTGTTATGTTCGCCTCGCCTTAAAGAAGTGAATAAGTAAACTTATTCACACGTCTGGCTAGCTCGGCTCACTTACTCCTTATTGCTATACAAAAACATACTTATTAATCTAAAGCATCAGTTATTATTAAATGTTTATCTTTCTTTAAAATTTCTAATACTTCTTTTGTTATTTGATACTCTCTAAACACATTAAAAAACTTTATTCCAGCTCTATAATAGCTATTATTTCCTGTATCGCATTTTACAAATACTTTTATTTTTTCTGATTTGTTATCGCTTTCAATATTATGTAAATCTGATTGTTTTGTATTATCTTGCTGTAAATCATTTATTCCATCTTTATTATTAATATTTGTATTTTCTGTACCTTGATCCTCTTTATTTTCAATATCATTTTGTTTAGTTTTTGGCATATACAACTCCTTAACTAATTAAAGCCAATCACAAACTATAATTTCAACTTTTTTATAGTTTATATTTCCAGCACCTGCAGCATTATTTGCTACATTGAAAATACTTTCTGCTTTACTTTGCAAATCTGGAGGTATTACTATATGTGTTGCTCTAATACCCATTTTTCTTCCTCCATCTTTAGTAACTTTTCTCATTTGTGCATAAGCCTTTTCAAAATTTTCAGCTGTCAAATCTTCTTTACTTATTAATGCCTGCTGCCAAAAACCATAGCAAAAAGCACCTCTCCAAGAGCTTCCAAACATATAAGCATCATTAGTAAATACATATTCACTATTTGGATTAGTTATAGCTTCCATTTTTAAAGCCTCTCTTTGCTGGAATATAAAAGGCTTTAATGATTTGCTTAAATCAAGCAAATACCATGCAGTAGAGCTTCCAGCACCATAAATATTAGAAGTCGGAGTATTTGAACCAGTACCATCACTATTTTCATAAACAGGGTGGTCTGAATCAAAAAAGTTCTGACCATCATAACACAAAGCAGATTCTCCATTCTTTAAAAGATCAGCAGCGGATTGATTAAAGAACTCTATAGCGGCTTCTGCCTGTCTTGCTGCCTTTATTCTATATGTCCCTATATTATCATTTTCTAAATCCATACGCTTAACACCTAAAGTAGCTTCATAATTTTTGTTGCTTACTGTATATGAGTGTTCTTTCATATCTTTTACTTGTCTTGCTGATGTCCATTCCTTAAACTCTGGAAAATCTCCCAACAAATCATAAGTATTTGATGCTGAGTTTGAAGCTATTTGAGTACATACCTTGTTATAAAAACTATCTGGAGATAATTTTCCATAGGCATTATTAAACTCATGTTTTATTACAGTTTTTAATGATTGTAGTTTTGAATCAACAGTTACTGGCATTTATTACTCCTTAATTATTATACTCAGTTTCTCACTTTATTTTTCATTTTTTTTCATTGCTAACATTTCTTCTTTAGTATATCCCATAGCTCTAGCTACTTCTTCATCTGCTTCATTCAATGAAATATTATCTGTTTTATTTGGAATATTTGTTTCTCCAAAAAGTCCTGCTTTTGGAGTGTTCTCCATAATTTTATTGAACTTTTCTATTCCTCCATCTTCCATACATAAAGATAAATATACATCTTTTGTAGAAGGGGCTATTTTTCCATCATTTATAGCTTTTTCTACAGCGGCTTGAGCATCTTTTTCAAGATTTACTTTTTTTAATTCCGCAAATTCTTTATTTACTTCATTTAATGCTTTTTCTAAATTAGTATTTTTTTCAATTAAAGATTTTTTATTTTCTCTTTCATTATTTAATTCTAATTTTAAACTTTCTATCTCATTTTTTGTTTTGTTTATTGCATTAAGAACTTCAGAATCTGAAGCACTTTCATTTATACCTAATGCATTAGTAATTTCTTTACTCATATTATCTCCTTTATTACTATTTTCACCGAGTAATTGCCTTTCAGCAAACTCATTTTGTTTATTATTTAAAGCAGTTAATCTCAAATTAGGGTTATTTGTTATTGCTGCCCTTAATATTGATATTATATTTCCGCTTTTATCTACTTCATAAACAGGGCTTATATATTTATATTCTTTACTTTTTATTTTGGCAGATCCTGATTCAGTCCATTCAACCAAAGCCCAAACTGAATTATCTTCTTTAACAAAAAAATCATGCATCCAGCCCATAGCTTCTGTACTTTGTCCCGTACCTGCTGTATAATCTATTTTATGATTTTCATCTATAACTACATATTTTAATTTTGAATTAGTTTTACTGATAATAGCTTGTTTGTCTATTGCTTTAAAAACTCTTCCATCAAACCCAGCAAAAATTTCTTCGCTTGGTATTAATTCTATTTCTTTGGGAATAGTTTTATTATAATCTAGTTCAAAAGCATTTACACTTTCTTTCATATCCATAACTAGATTATAGAGTTTTATTAAACTTTTATAGACTAAAGATTTTTAGATTTTCTATTATTGTTATGTTCGCCTCGCCTTAAAGAAGTGAATAAGTAAACTTATTCACTGGCTCGGCTCACTTTTTTAAATAATATCTTTCTATCAATATAAGGATTTTGTCTGATATATTTAAAATAAATTTTTTGAAGGTTTTGATTTGATTTTTATGTTTTTTAATGCTTGATTCTTTAATTTTATAAATGTTGCAAAAGTAATATTATATTTTGAACATATTTCAAATTGAGTTTTATTTTTATCTTTTGATTTATTATATTCATCTAGTATTTCTGCTGCTATTTCTTTTCTAAAATATTTTATTTCCAGAGGCACATATTCTGATATGTTATAAAAGTTTTCTAAAAATATACGTGTAATTTTTTCACTTGTTCCATATTCTACTTTTCCATTTTCTTCATCTAATTCATCATAAATCAAATTAAATATTTCATTACTTCTTTTACTTTCTGTAGAACTTGAAAAATATACTTTCTGACCTCCGTATTTTCTGCAAAAACAACGAAGAGTTTTTATCATCAACTCTTCGCTTATACCAGCTTCAAGTAAGCTGTCTTTTATAGAATTAATAAAATCGTTATTCATTTATAATTTATTTTTTAATTTCCTGTATTGCTGTTATTAATATATTAGCTT